AATGTGAACCCTGCGAACACTAACCCGTTGAACAACGCACTCATCGCCACTGGGACTATCAAGCTCCCTGCTGCTGGTCGGATCGTGTCCACTTCCGGCCCCTACCTTGGCGGAGGCACCCCTGCAGTCGGAGACTCCCAATGTGCACTCCAGCTCGGCGCACTTGACGGCGAAAACCACAAGAACTGCTATCTTGTCCTTATCCAGAACGGCGTATCTGCTGACTCCGAGAACATTAACCTCGGACTGAGTGTCTCTGACTACTACAAATGTTCCATATAAACATATATAACACTATTTATTCTTTGGAGGGCGAGCTTTACCGTTGGATAAAGTCCCAACCGGATCCTATCCGTTGGGAAGCCCGAAAAAGGCCCAGCGAAGCGCCAGGCCCGGGCTTCCCAACGGATAGGATCCGGTTGGGACTTTATCCAACGGTGAACCGAAGCCCGACCGCATGCACCTCCCCACCCCCGAACCGTGAAACCGTTCGACCCTCTGGTAGTTTGTCCCCAAACGCTAAAGTGCTCAGAGCACCAATATTACCTCTGAGCACCTCTGATCACTTTCGCCGCCCGGGCCGTGGCAGCCAGCACTGACTGCCTTAACGGCCCATCAGGCTTGGAAGGATCCCGAGGTTTCAATTCGATGACCTCACACCGGCGCTCGAATTGCTCCCACGGTTCTCCCTGCTGATTCACGTATACGTCTTGTGGTAGACGTATACTGGATATCAGCAGTTTCGTCGCTAGGAAGGGCACCGGCTCCCTTCCGCGGCGGGAAACCGTCTTGGGCCACTTGTCCATCAAGTCCAGCAGCTCACTGAACTGGATCTGGCCCCTGAACTCATTGAGGATCACGGTCTCCTGACCTGTGTACCCGTCCCACCACTTCAGGTCCGCATCGCCGAGCGGCTTGACGTAGTGTGTCTTGGGGTCGAACCCCTGGAAGCACGCATGGGACTTGCCCGCATTGCTGGGCCCTCCGTACCAGATACCCTTGGTCATCTTCGTGCGGAACCGCTGCCTCAGCGCTATATCTTCGAGCTTCTCGAGCGTCCGACCGTACTGATGGTACATGGCCGGACATTCCACGGTGACTTCGTCCACCGTTAGGTCCCCCTTCATGAGTTTCTCCTTGGTCTCCTCGAGATCACCACGAAACCCCGGCCTCGGCTTGATTCCGAGCTCCGTGTACTGCCCGTCCTTGGAGCAGTATCCCTCGTTTTCGTCCACTGAACCCCACATGGGCTCCACTTTGCAATGCGTGGGCCCGAACCAGTTACCCATGGTGTTGAGGTTCCTCTTCCCGTAGCACACGTTGTTGCGCAGGTACATGAAGCACTGATGATGCGGACGCCCAGTCTGGGCCGCGATCTCCTTCCCGTACCCGATCCACCTGATCGGCTTCTCCTTCATGAGCTCCTTGTAATCGGTATCAAGATTCCAATTCGTGATCACGAACCACCTCACTTTTTTGGGACGTCCAAAGTTCGAGTTCCGAGGCATTAGAAAAATGAGACTATATAATGGCATCACCCGGAAGTGAATTATGCCCTATGCCAGACGCCCCCGTGGTTGGAAAAGCCGCCGCCGTCGTCCAGTTAAGCGTACGCTTTCACGCAAGAATATCCGTAAGCGCACGAGCGCTCGTAGCCAAAGCAAGCAAATTGCGTCTCTTGCTCGTTCGGTGTCTAAACTCAACCGCAACCAGACCGAAAGGGTCGTAACCCACTGGCAGCGCAACTCACTGCCATGTCAGACAGTACTCACTGACGGAAAGGCATATATGTGTCCCATGCCCTACAACGCCATGGACCCCCTCGACCGGTATAACCCCGGTTCCGGGATCACCACTAAGTGGACTGACTCCCTGGCCCTAGCGGCCCAACCCTACTTCACCAAGAAGCTCCTCTTCGGCTACTCCGACGCTGCCTTAGGTACCGGTGTCGTCGAACACACAGGCGGTCTGATACAATACCAGATCACCTCAGATGAACCATCTTTCTCCCGCGTCACTCTCGCGCTCGTCCGCCCCAAGAAAGCACAGGCGGACCAGATTACAATCGACAAAAGTCTTATTACGGGCACTGTTCCTTACGGCCCTGCTAATGACTACTTCGTAAAGGGCGTGGACTACGAATGCCACAATGCCCAGGGCGGCACCGGCGCCGCTAACACCTACTTCGGTACTGTGATCAATCGCAAGTACTGGGATGTACTATTCTCCCGCGACTTAGCCTTTGGCCACGTCGGCGCGACTAACCAGACGTCCAATGTGAACCCTGCGAACACTAACCCGTTGAACAACGCACTCATCGCCACTGGGACTATCAAGCTCCCTGCTGCTGGTCGGATCGTGTCCACTTCCGGCCCCTACCTTGGCGGAGGCACCC